GAAGGCCCTCAACCAGAATGATTTCGACAATGGCGGCTCGCTGGTGCATCAGCAATTCGCCACTGAGATGATTGAGCTGCTCCGCAACAAGACGGTTATCCGCAAGGCTGGCCCTCGGGTGCTTCCCATGGTGGGAGGAAACCTGACCATCGACCGCCAGTCTGCCGCTGCCACGGCGTACTACGGGCAGGAGTCGACCGCCATCACCCCGTCGGATCCGTCCACCGAGCAGATTATCCTCTCGGAAAAGAAGCTGACCGCGCTCGTGGCCGTCTCCAACGACATCATCCGGAACGCTTCCATTTCGGCCGAGGAGTTTGTCCGCGATGACTTGCTCAACGTGATGGCCATCCGCGAGGATTTGGCCTTCCTGCGCGGCACCGGCTCTGCCTCCGAGCCTACCGGCCTGCGCAACCGCATCGCCTCGGGCCACGTCTACAACGAGACGGTGTCCGTTGAAGGCTCGCCCACCTTCGCCGAAATGAAGGCGGAGTTGGATAAGGCTGTCAGCAAACTGGAGCTGGCGAATGTGCCGATGATTAAGCCTGTTTGGTTTATGTCGCCGCGCACCAAGCTGGCCATCATGCGGGCGGCTGGCCCCGGCGCTGAGGGCACCAACAGCCTCGAGCGCGAGATGGTGGAAATGGGAACGCTGCGTGGGTTTCCGTTCTACGCCACTGCCCAGATTCCGACCAACCTCGGCGGCGATGGCGACGAGTCTGAATTGTACCTCGTCGACATGTCGGAAGTCCTTGTGGGTGACAGCCTCAACCTTGAGGTGGAAGTCTTCCCTAATGGCGCGTGGAGCAACAGCGGAACCATCGTTAGCGGCATCTCCAACGACCAGACCGTCATTCGCGCACTGTCGAAGCATGACATCAACCTCCGACACACCACGGCTGGCGTGGTCGTCAAGGAACTCAGCTGGGCTTACTAAGCCCAAGAAAGGTGAACGACCATGGGAGCCCCACACATTGCTGACTTCACGAAGTACTACAAAGAGGTGTTGTGCAACCTCGGTAGCCTGACGGCAGGTGGCACCGGTGACGCAACCGCGCTCACTGGCGCCACCATCGACCGACTTGGCTACGGCAGCGCCTCCTTCGTCATCAGCTACAAGACGACGCTGGCCGCTGCTGCGACTCTCTCCTTTGCTGTGGAATACCAGGAGAGCGCAGACGGCACCAACTGGGATACAGCAACCGCCCTCCAGGCGTCGACTGTTGCCCGTACCGGAGCTGTCACCAACGGCACCGGACTGGTTGAGTTTAGCCTCAACCTTGAGCCCCGGAAGCGATACATCCGCTTCAACTTCACACCCGACCTGTCCGCCGCTAACACGGATACGGCGGTGGTGTCGGGTGTCGCCGTCCTTGGCGGTGCTGACTTGTTGCCTGCCGTTTAATTAAGGGCAAGAGGGCGGCCTGTGAAACTGCAGGCCGCCTTCTTTTAGGAGGCCATCATGGCAGTCGTGCGAATGCTGAAGGCTTATGGAAGCAACGTCGCCGGCGAAGTCTGCGGCGTCTCGGATGAATTGGCGCAGGTGCTTGTCTCGCGAGGCATCGCCATCATCGCCACCTCGGCCCCTGTCGAGGCGGTGACGAAGACAATGGCGGCCCCAGTGGCGCACGTCGAGTCGCCTGTCGCCGTTGAAGAAGTCGAGGAAAAGGGCTTCATCAAGGGAAAGAAACGAAAGGGCTGAGTCATGGCGCTGGCGGCGTATGCTTTGACAACCTTGGCGCAGGCGAAGACCGAGCTTGGCGTCACTGTGTCGACGCATGATGCCGTCCTCGAGCGGCTCATCGACACTGTGTCGAGCGCGGCGGCTGAGTACTGCGAGCGCAGCCTACATTACCAGACAGCCATCGCCGAGAAGGTGGCGGGCTTTGGCGGGCAATTGCTTTATGTCTCGGTGACGCCCATCGTGGTCATCACAAGCGTTGAGCTGCTGCCGTCCTCACTTAGCGCAGCAGGCACGGGCACGACGTATGCGGCGAGCTCCTACACCATTCGCAACGCAGCGGCAGGCATCATCTTTCGTCTGGATGGTTTCCAGTGGACGGCCAATTATGCCGAGCGGCTCACCTCGGCCCCTCTGCGGCCAGGCACAGAAGACAGGCGCTTTCTTGTCACATACAACGGCGGCTATGTCACGAGGCCTCAGGGTGGGGCCGTCAATCTCCCGCCGGAAATTGAGCAGGCCGTTCTCTGGGGAGTGGCCAATCTCTGGCGGCACCGGGGCCGGGAGATTCATGGGCAGGTAGAGACGGAAGACATGGCAGCCATAGACTGGAAGTCCCAGGTGCTGCCACCTGCGGCGAAGCAGCTTCTCAACCCATACCGTCGGGTGCGGTGATGGGTAGGCCTCCGATGCAGCTGTCGGGGCTTCGTGATGTGCAGAAGACCCTCAAGAAATATGCCCGGAAGTACCCGATGGCGACAGCGCACGCTATGTATGCCGAGATGCACGAAGTCGAGGCGGAGGCTACCAGGCGCGCCCCTGTCGAGTTTGCAGTCTTGAGGACGAGCGCCTACACGGTGCCGCCCACCTCCAAAAGCCTTACCACTGAAACAGGCTTCGGGACGGAATACGCTGCCAGGCAGCACGAAGAGGTGACTTGGAATCACCCTAGGGGTGGTGAAGCGAAGTATCTGGAGAATGCCGTCAAGCACAGGAGCGCAGGCATGCTCAAAAGACTAGGCTACTTCATCAAGAGACTTGTCGAGCGAGGCGTGGACAGCGAGCCGCAGCCGATTGGAAACACCTTCCCAGTTGTGCGGCCGCAGCCCAAAAGGCCCAAGAAGGAGAAGGTGCAGGCGCGCTCGAAGGCAACTCCAGCCAAGCGTCAGAAGCCCAAAAGGAAGGGCTAAGCCATGGCCTCCGTCGACGCCGACGTGGTTTCAATGCTTCAGGCAACCGGCACGCTGTCAGGCATCAACATTTACCAGGGGCCAGTGCGTGAAATTGGGGCGCTTGTCACACCCACGGCAGTCTTCGTGCTTCAGACTGGCGGCGTCGCACCCATCCCTTACTTGGGGACCCAGACGGACGTGAGGCAGTCTAGCATCCAGGTGCGCATCCGTTCTGATGTCACCAACGGGTACAACACGGCCGTCGAGCTGACACAGACTGTGCTCGCTGCCCTTCAACGGAAAACCCCTTCGGGCCGCATTACCTGCTTCGTGGATGAGTCCGAGGCCACCTACCTCGGGCAGGATGCCTACAATAACTATGAGTTCAGCCTAAACGCTCGCGTCGTCTGGGTTGGTTAATTGGAATCGACACCGCAACACTAATCGCAAGGAGAGAAAGCCATGGCCTTAGCAGCGCACAACCTCGTCGTCAGAATCCGCACCTCGGCAGGCCTCGGCACCTCAGCCGACAACATGACGGGCGTGCACGACGTGTCCTTAAATCGCGTTCGTGATGAGTTGGAGACAACCGACTTTAACGACACCTCAAAGAATTTCATCCTCGGACTCAAGGGCGCGGAGGTGACTTTCTCGGGTGCCTATGAGTCTGCAGACACGGCGTATGGGCGCATCGAGACGGCCTTCGGCGACGGCACCTCCGTCTATGCCGTCGTACTCTGGAACGGCACGGCAGGGCATAACGTCGAGTGCAAGGTCGTGTCCCTGGACATCTCAGGCGCTCGCGATGGCCTCGTCGAGGTGGCCGGGACGCTTCGGGCAACGGGCGCAGTCTCCACGGTGTGATGAGGTAGGCCATGCCATTAGCGGCGCATAAAGTGACTGTTAGTTATTGGGGCGGAGGCGGCTCTGCGTTCGGCACGAGTAACGAGACGTTGACGCTTTTATCGGGCACTACTTATTACCCCACGACAGGAAGAAAAAACGCAGTCATTCAAACGGATGGGCTAGTCACCATCAGAGATGGTGGCGTAAGTATTGGAAGCGCGTTCACGGTGAATCATTTGCAGGGGACCTTTACTCTTGATTCTGCGCCATCTGGCGTGGTTACCGCAGACTGGGGTTATTACGGAAACACAGTTGCATTCGAAGCGAGGGAATTTTCAATCAACCTCGTGCGTGATGAGCTCGACGACACCGTCTTCGGTGACAATGACAAGTCTGTTCTGATGGGACTCAAGGGTGGTGGTGGCACCATCGGCGCTCTTGAATTGCTCAATACGGAATGGAATACAGCGGTGCCTGGGTACGAACAATCCATTCAAAGCACATGGAATAGTCAGTACAAGTTCATCATCGAAGTCATGTTCGACGCGACGAGTCGTCGCACATTTCGTGCCTTCTGCAAAATCCCTTCATTGGATTTGTCAGCCGCTCGCGATGGCCTTATCGAAGGGAGCTTCCCCTTCATCATCTCTCAGGAAAACACAATTCATACACCTAGTACTGTTTCATCTTCCTTCTTCACGAAGATTGCTTAAAGGATAAAGGAAAAGAGAATATGAGCGAGCAACTGAGAGACGCAGCCTTCAACGCAGACGAGGTGGCCCTTGTTGAGTTCGAGCACAGGGGCCAGCGGTACGCCATCAAGCCACCCACGCTGCTTCAGCAGAAACAAGCGAAGCTGGCAGCGAAGACGAAGGAAGGCATTGATGAGACGCTCATGGGCGTCCTTCTCCTGGTAGGCTGCATCGTCAACCCAGAAACCTCCGCTCCTGTGTTTCAACGCGCTGACGTTGACGCCCTGATGCAGCAACCCTCGACGCCTAATAGCTTCCTCGGGAAGGCCCTCGCAGCCTTCGGCAAGCTGTCGGAGCAGACTTCGGCGGTTGAGAGTTTTTTCGAAGCAACCGGGCAAGGCAGCTAGTTTATTTTATTGCCCGGGAGCTGGGGAAGTTTCCCAGCGAAGTTGAAGAGACGTTGACGGCTTTTGAGTTGGCAGAGTGGAGCACCTTCTTCAAGATGGAGAAGGAGGCGCACGACGACGCGATGAGGAAAGCGCAGCTTAAGAAGCGGAGGTGACGGCATGGCACTCAGTCTTGGAAGTCTCTTCGTCAAGCTGTCTGCAGACCCTTCCGAGCTCGTCAAGGGTATGGATTCCGCCGCCGACAAGGTGGCGAAGTTTGGCAACAAGCTGAACGAGATTTCCGGCAAGCTGGGTGCCTTGGGAGTCTCGCTCGCTGCCATCGGTGCCGGGGCAATTCGCCTCGCGTCTCAATTCGACTCACAGGTGAAGGGCGCCACCGACAACCTCTCCAACAGCTTCGCCGCTGTCTCGGTTGAGGTGGGCCGGGCCCTCCTGCCTGTCATCAACCTATTGACGCAAGCCTTCGCGACGCTCGCTGGGTACCTTCGAAGCGTGGACCCTGAGACGAAGGCGCTGGTTGCAGGATTCGCCGCAGCGACAGCCGGGACGCTCACCCTTGTTGCTGGTGTGGGCAAGGTGGTTTCCGCCTTCACGTCCCTTGCCCCTGTCATCTCTGGGGCCCTGGGGCCTATTGTGCCCGCCATGCTGCCCGTCGTCGCGGTGGTGGCAGCCATCGCCCTCGCGGTGCCCCTCCTGTGGCAGGCATGGAAGGAGAACTTCGGCAACATCCAAGGTTTCACCACTTATGTCGTCGACGTCATCGTCGAGAAGTGGAACGCCTTCAAGGGCTACTTTTCACGCACTGTCTCCTTCCTCGGCAGCGCATGGGAAACCTTGACGGGCTTCCTGTGGAGCTCGTGGAGCGTCGTGATGAAGGGCGTGGCGACTCTGGCCGGAAGCGTCGCCAAGGCCTTCGGTGCGGACTGGACAATGGAGCTCGACGCCTTCAATGAAACCATCGACGACATCGCGAAGCGGGGCTTTGGTGGACTTGTGGAGGACGCCGTCGACGGTGCCACCATTGTCGGGAAGAAATGGCAGGAGGGTGCAACCGACATTGCGAAAGCCATCAGAGAAAACATTGGCGGAGCCATAAAAGGCGTCTTCAGTGAATACGGGAAGGGACTTGATAAGTTGAAGACGCTTCCTGGCGCTGTCGCTGTCGCTGGAAAGACGGAAAAGAAAAAGCCTCAGGTGATGATGATGGAAGAGATTATCGTTACCGGCAATTTGCCCACCATCGCTGACCGCATCGGTGAGGGAATGAAGGCAGCAGGAGACTCCCTTGTCGCATCAATGGGCGAGGTGGGACAGCTCGTGTCTTCCTTCGCGCAAACAATTGCATCGACCGGCGACCCGCTCATCGCTCTGACAAAAGTATTCGCCGAACTTGTGATGAAGACCGAATCCTTCGGGAAGATGGTCGAGAAAGTCACTAAGCTGCTTGGGTCTATCGTCAATCTTCTGGACAAACTGTTTGGCTGGCTGTTCGACTTGCTGGGCACTGTCTTTGATGCGATCTCAAACGCAATCGATGCGGTTGCAGAGTTCATTGACCCGAGACCGAATCAACTCGAAGTACCGGGCGGACTCAAGGAAATCGAAATACTGCCACCTAAACAACAGACAGACATCCTAGAGCCATTGACGGACGCAGCCACCGAGGCAGCAAAGGCACTCAACAAGCTGAACGAGTCTATAACGAATGTGCCCGCAGGCTTCAGGCTGGCCGCTGCTCGCTTCAATGCGACACGGCCCGACGTGATGTCGATTCAGAGCGGACGGGGCCAGCCCATTGAGGTGAGCGTCAACCTGGACGGTCGCCGCTTCGCGAAAACTGTCAACCTCGTCAACGTCCGCGACTACTACATCAACACCGGAGGCATGCCTCCGCCCATTAGGCCATAACATGCCCTTCCTGTCCGCCAATGGCCTTGAAATACCTGTTGCAGCCGACACGATGGCTGAGTCTATTCGCGAGATAGGCCAGACGGTGCAGGCCTTCTCTGGCACTCTCGTCAGAAGCCGCCAGACGGTCAAGCGAGACATTGATTTGGAGCTGCCCTTCATTGAGCCCGTCCTAAGCGGCCAGTGGGAGAGGTGGTTGCGAGGAGAAGGCGAGGCGTGGAACTTCGTCAATCTTTACGGCAGCAAGGGGACGGCGCCC